CTCTTCTTCGTCTGGTTCTAACTCTAAAAATATACCAAAATCATGAAGATTTAAATTTACTATTTCTTCTAATGTTTTTATATTAAAAGTTGATATAGAGTTTTGTAATGAGTTTTTAGTAAGAGGAAACTCTAATGCATCAGCAACTTTTAACGCTACATTTTCAGCTATTCTTAATGTTAAATACAAACTAGACTGTAGCACATGTTTGGTCGCTGTGTTTGAAGCATTTGCTGCTAGTTTTTGTAAACCAACTAATGTGTTTCTATCAGGCAAACTACCATCTCTTGCTTCGTTAAGTCCAGTCACGTCACGTATCATTTGCAAATAATACTGATATGTTTGTATAAGACTAGCTATTTTAGCATTACCACTTCCGCTTTGTAGTTCTTGAACTGGAACTTTACCAGCATTCATTTCACCATCTTGTGTTAATGATCTACCTATAACAGAACCTGTTTGAAAATACATATTTAATGCTTCGGCTGGATTATAATTTGTACCATTACCAAGATCTACTTCAGCCAAACCGTCCATATCTAAGTATACACCATCTGGAACCATGCGAGATATAACTTGTTGTAGTTTTAAATGTGTTAGCTGAATCATGTCAGCAAAACCAGTACATCTACTAACTAAAGATTCTATTCTACCTTTATATATTCTAGGTGCACAAATAGCATAATTCATTTGTACTTTTGTAGTGTCTGCTGTAGGTCTTGTCATATTTTCTGACAATTCCCACTTTAACATTGTTTGAGTTCCAAGAACTTTAGCGCCACTATATAGTACTTCTATAGACCTAGACACTCTTTCAAACATGTCACTTTCTGGCGGATTAAATGTATCTGGTTTTTCAATAGCTTTAATTAATCCTTGATCTGTTTGTTTTATTTTAAATACTTGATTATGGTATGTTTTGTAATCAAAATATAAAACTTGTACTGTGTTGTTATCATAGTTGCCATAACCTGTAATATAAGATTTATTACCAGGCATTTTTTCTATAAACTCTAATTCTTCTTTAGATATATTAGGAAACTCTTTTTTAAGTTCTGGTATTGTTATTGATTTTACTTCACCAACATAATATATGTCTTCAAAATTAGGATCTTCTGTGTATGAATATACCATATACGCAGGATCTACATAATCTATAGTTACTCCATTAGCAGTATTAAAATTAGTTTTAACAGCTGCAATACCTAAAACTGTTAAATCCATGTTTAATCTTCTTCTAGTAAGATCATATTTGTTTTGAGCCATTACACTAGATATAGCTTCTTCTTGTGCTATTTCTATAGACTGCTTGTAACTTAATTGCATATGAAGCTCTAGATCTTCTGGTGTTTCTGGAACTACGTTTTTATCTGGTGATTGATAAGCGTCAATACCTAATGTTTGCTCTAAACTTAAAAGATATTCTTTTGAAATCATATCTTCATAAAGCTTTTCAGCATAGCTAGTTCTTTTTCTTACAGACTCAGGATCTTGAGCATAAGCTTTTATATCATATGCTTTTTGAGATATTCCGTTTACAACTATATCTACAAATTTAGACAAAATAGGAACAGGCGTCCAATCTAAATTTAAATAAGATAAATCACCATTTATAGATAATTCATCTTTATACTTTTGCACGCTTTGCTCTCCTCTAGCATACAATCTTAATTGATTAAAGTTATTCCAATTAGTTAAATATCTATTACCTGTTGTTCTACCTTGAGAAAACCATTCACCTTCTATGGCTTGAGCAACTTGCTTACCATATTCAATGCTAGCTTTTTCTTGATCACTAACAACTTGGCTAGGAAATGCACTTCTAGTATTGGTATATATATTCATTAACTTATTATTTTTGATGTATTTCCTCTATTGTCATATTTCTTTATTCCAAGATCTACAGCTTGTAGTTTTATAGGAGCGCTAGGCGTATATCTATGTTTATTACAAGCCATTAAGGCTAATCCTGAGCTAATAGAAGCATCGTGTTTTGTTCTATTATTTATATTAAATTTTGCCCAATCTTCTAAAGTTCTTTGAAAATAAATATCACCATATCCATTTTCTTTTAAGCCTACAAAATCTTCTATATATGACTCAATAGCAGCAGCATGAGCCTGTTTAATATCTTCGCTAGAGTTTGGTATTCCACCTAATTCTTTTTCTGTTACAGATAATTTATTTCTTTTTCTATCAGGTCTATTCATTGAAAAACCTCTATAACCTCTTCTTTTAAAATGATACAACAATCTTGGTTTATTGTTTTCTGCAAGTATTGGCATGCCATAAAATACACAAGCCATAAGCACATCTTCAAAAAATATTTCAGCAGTTTGTGGTCTAGCTATATATTCTAAAAAAAAATGATTAGGTGGCGTATCTGTCATAGAAAACTTTGTAAGACCGTGTAAAGATCCTTTAGAACCTCTTTTATCTACAGTACCTGATATATCATAAGGATCACAGCCAAAAGCGCCTAAGTTTTCATTTAAAGGATATTTAATACCTCCTTTTGTTATTACTGCGTTTTGCATATTAACAGATGGAATCCACGTTATTAAAAATCTACCATTGTTATTTGGTATAAATAAAACCTGACTGTCTTGTATACCGTCTTGCCACATAAAATTACCTTTAGTAATATTTATAGAATTTTTAAGATCTTCATTAAAATCTATTTGCTCGTAAATTTTAGTTAAATTAAACAAAGATTCTTTTGATTCATCTCTAAACGCGTGCTTTTCAGTACGTGGAAACTGCCTATAAAATTCATTTAAAGCATCTTGATCTTGCTTTAGTCCATCTACTTCGTTATCCCAATATTCTATTACACCTAAATCTATAATTTCACCTTGTGGTCCTTCAACAGGTTTGTCTGGTGTTTGGAAGACAGGTAAGCCATAAGAATCAATGTATCCTTCGTAATTCCATTCCATAGGTATAAACAAGCTATATAATCCAGAGCGAGTTTGTCCATTCGCGTTTCGTTGTGTAACATCTGAGTCATTATATAGTTTTTTAAAGTTATCACCACCTTTATCTAATGAGTTACTTGTTGAACCCATCATACATTTACCTATAATTCTACTACCTAATCGTAAGCAGGTTTTCGTGACCCTCCAGTTGTTAAGGATGTTCGTCGGACGTTCCCACTTGCCGCTCTCATCGTGGACGAGGAGTTTGAGCTTTTCACCGTCGTACGAGTTGTCTCCTGTATTCTTCCAGTCGATCGTGGTGTCAAGCCCATCGATCTCTTGTAATTGTTGGTTTGTCTCAAGCTTCTTACGCGTGTACTTCGTTGCGGGTACTCTGTACGCAAGTTCTGTCTTTGGACGGTCCATTCCGTCCTGAATTGGTTTGAAAAAGAAGGGGTAATTAACCGATATCGGTACCACCTTGTCTGTAAACATCTTCTTTGCGTCAGGACCAGACTTTGATAATATCCCAAATCTAGAGTCGCTTGATATGGTTGCCATATTAACACATTCTCCCGAGGCCATAAATGAAAACCCAGAACGCCTGTTCTTAAGGTAGCACATACCATAGGATCGGTGATCGGCCTTACAAGCTTCCCAGAATATGTAAAATAATCTGTTTGATTCACGAAAGTCAGGCTGGCCGACGTCGATTTTGCTCCACTGCAAGTACATATAATGAGTACCAGTAATGTAAGTAGCCAGATTCTTATTATAGAACCAAAAGCCTTCTTCCCTGCGGACGAACTCACTGTCGATGTAATCATACCATTTTTCTTTGAAGTCTAAAGGATATTGTTCCCAATCAAAAACAGACTTTATTTTTTTTAATACTTTTGGGTACTCAGTGTGCTCCCAAGTATTTGTTTCAAATTTATGTATTTTATTTTCTGCAGGTAAAGCTATTTTTAAATTTTGTATTTCGTATACTTCACCTATTTTACCTGTCTTACTTATTACAACAATATCGTGTTCTTTATTGTATCCATACTCCCATTTACTATACCTGTTCATTCGTTTAAGAACTTTAGGTTTAATATGGTCTTTTAAAACTTTATATAAACTTTGTTCGTACATTACTTAGATCTACCTTCTGCAAAACCTTTAAAAGTTCTTTCTTCTTTAACTTCTTTTGGTTTTTCGTTTAATAAGTTTTCTTCTTCTTCGATACGACTAAGTATTTCAAATGCATCAAATATAGCAAGTTTTTTAGTGGCTGCCGCATTTTTAAGTCTGTCAGCTGATATGTCATCATCTGAGTCAACAATAGCTTCTTTAGCTACTTTGATTAACTCTTCTACTGCTCGCTGCCCAGCTTGGATTATATTCTTCTTCGTCTCCTTGGTATTCATACTTAATTACAATATCATTTGATTTCATACAATAAAGTCGTTTATCATCGACTAAAAACTCCCACTCACTGTTAGGAGTAAATCCTACAAGATCACCTGGGTTGATATTAAGCTCTTCTAAGGACTTATTACCATATTTTAAGTATACCAATAAGGTTAGCCTCTTTATCAAGCGTTAGATCTTGTCTGCTTTTTATAGGTGTTACAAAGCATCTATTATTTATAGTTTTCCAGTTGTTTTTATTTTTATATAAATAAATCTGGTCAACTGCGCAGAAATAGTAATCATCTTTAAAATAAGATCTGCTTTTTTTCTTTTCACCTTTCATATCATAAAACGTTCTAAAAACATTTTGATGTATGATTATTATAGCACCTTTCTTTATAGGTGTTGAAAAGGCAGCTGGGGTTTCTACAACCCTAGCTAACCTATTTACAAATTTCCAGTTTTCAATTTTAGTATTTACAACTAATTTTTTATCACCTACGTTAACAGTATTGCTGTATTTATCGCCAACTGGTTCGACGATAAAATCGTATAGACTCTTCATTAATACTCTAAATCATACTCAACGGATATAGCCATGTTAGAATTAAATTTTTTCCATGGCAATACCTCGTTGTTTTTCTTTATATGTATATTATAAGAACTATCAGAGTCATTAAATAAAATATAAGCTATTTCGTGACCACCATATACTTGCTGGCCAACAGAATAATGCATAGCTTCATTTTTATAATCAGATCCAATACTGATTTTTCTTATAACAGAATCCATTACGCTTCTACTTTTTCTTCTTTTATTTCAGTATATTCACCAGTTGCTAGATCTACAGATATTTTACCATATTCTTCTTCTAGCTCTGACTTATAATCTTCTAAAACTTTATTTAGCTCTGCTACTTGATGTAATAGTCCATGTTTTCTAGATTCTAAAACACCTATTTCAACTACAACGTTTTCAAGCTTTTGATTCTGTTCTTTAATTTTCTCTAATTGTTCTTCTGTAATTTTTGCCATTTGATTTAATTTAAGTTAATTGTTTTATATTTATATAGTTACTCATGTTTTAGTAAATCTACTATTCAGGTAGATCTTCATATCCATCTGCATAATCAGCAGGTAGATACGATTCCATACCACTTACTTGCTCAGCGCTACATTCATCTTTGTAAAAGTCGTTTGCTAATAACCAAAGAAAGTGATCTTTTAGACACTGCAACTTTTCTT